AACTTGTACTTAGAAAAAGCTTCTGGAGTTTCTTCCTCTGAAACGTCAACGGCTCCAACGCAGGTTTTAAGTTTTGCCCAGCCGAACTTTTCAACGATTCGCTTCTTGGCAGCATCGGGATTCCAAGTTGTATTAGGCGGAGCTATCGGATAGCCCGTTTTCGCAAAAGACTTCCACTTGGGAGAAGAAGAAAACTCAAAAGTCTCTACTCCATCGTCAGACATTTCAAGGACTTTTAAGCCCTTAATTCTCGGCGGGACTGCTCCTAAGAATGCTAAGTGATGGAGATACCATTCCCCCTTATCGTTTTTCCTTAGGCCGATGCTCCACTTCTTATAGAGGCCAAACTCGTAGGCTTCTTTAAGAGGGTCTAAGAGCTCCACATTGCCGTAAAGAGTGCTGCCGTCTTCCGAGAGCTCTACACTTTTCACCCAGCCAAAAGCTGGCATATGGTCGGCCTTTAAGTGCCCTAAAACGATAGGAACTTCGTCTTTGAAATTCTTAACTACCTGCTCTAAATGCTCTTTTGTCAGGACTTGACCGTTCCAGTTTCCAGCCTTAGCAAGTTCTATCTTCAAAACAGCCTCCAGCAGGCTTTTGATTGAGGATAGAACGGAAGAAAAGGAAAAGTGGCAGGAATTGGCAGGGTTGACTTAAATGGCAAGGAACTTGAGGCAAAAGACGGAAGTTGGCTCAAGATTCAGAGGGAAAGAGAAGAAACCAGCCGAGGCTGGCAGGATTATGCAGTGGTTTTGGGGGAATTAGGGATTAGATTATTCATCTCTCGGTTCGTAGTATTTGCATACTCCATAAGGTTCATCAAGAACCTGGAGTAGCAGACCATTTATAGTCTTGTAATTCACCTTAGTGCATCTGGGTAGATACTCCCCTTCTCCAAATTTGCATTTTGAACAAAAAACAAACGGAAAGTTATATTCAAAATCTATCAGCCGAAAATCAAAGGTTAAAAACTCTACAAAAAACCTATCTATCTTCCCTTTTCTTCCTTCTCTCTTCCAAGCTTCTTCAACCTTTTTCCATTCTTTATCTAACTTTTTTTTAAACCACTCAATCACCCACTCGTTGTATCTTCTTGTTTCATCCTCTGTCGTTAGAGTCATCTTACCTCCCGTTTATACTTTAACCAGGTGAATTTTTTAGCTGCCTCTTCCATTATCCAATGTGTATGGCTTGCGTGTACAATCTTTTGAGCTTTTTCAGGGGGAATTCCCTTTTTTGTTAGCTCTCTGTAAAGTCTAACTGCTTTTGCAAAGAGTTCGTCATCTAAATCTTCCTTATGTTTACTGTTATAAAACTGAATAAACTCCTCAATCTCACTCCATGAGGGTTCACCAACTATCCATGCCCTATACACATAACCAACCTCCCTTCCAACCGCTCTTATCTCTTTTAACCCCACTCTGAACATAAAAGCTATATCTGCTGGAGATAATGAACCTCCTCCCGGATGATTGTGGGTCAAAACCTTATCTCTTGCCATAAAGTAGATTTCTGATAAACTCACCTCTCTTTCCTTTCCCTCTTTCTCAAAAATCACATCTCCCCAATCATCAAACAAAACTGCCCTCTCTTTTGGCAGGTCAACAATCTCCATCTCTTTATCTCTTATCGCAAGCGGTTGCACTTTCTTTTTAATCTCCTCCGCCCTGCCGTATCGTTCAAGTCTCTCTTTCATGCTTTTAACAACCTTCCACCAGCTATCTAACGGACTTCCTGCAAATCCTTCAGGAACGGGCGGAATGTCTTTTGGTTTCCTTTTCCTAACCTTTTTCGCCTCATTGGAACCTTTAAAAATCGCTCTTACTGTTGAGCGGCAGTTGAAGTGATTAGGCGGAGTGTATGTAGTCCAGAAGGGGTCATCAGTCGGTAGTCTCGTGCCGTCCAGCCTTCTGCAAATTGGAGTGGTCCTGCTGTCATCTATTGCAACATACTCAAGATACTTGATTTTATCTTTGTTTCTTTGAATCTGCATAAGCCTACCAGCGTTGTAGGCAGTTGAAATGTTAGTGCGGAATACAGTTTCAAGGTAGTAAGGGTTTTCTCTGTGGAATCCAGCGGTTTTCAGTATCCCGTCCTCTCCAAGCTCCTCTATCCACTCTTTAAGGGTTTTCCCTTCTTCTATTGCTTTAGCAAGTTTTTCCTTTACTCTCTCTATTGCGTCAAGTCCTGTGAGTTTTGCGACGGTAAATGCTCTGAACCTTGCTTTAGCATCAAGGGCGTAAAACTCCTCTTTTGTAAGAGAAAGCTTTTCCTTCATAAACTCAACGGCCTCTTCAAAGGTGGCATCAAAACCGTCGGAGAAAAACAGTGCCCGCTCCTCTTTCTCCTTGACGTGGACCATCCCGAACAGGAGAGAGAGAATGAGCATCTTGTAGGTAGTGTTTTCAAGCTCCTTGAAGAGCTCCCTCGGAATGTCCTTTCTCCTCGTGATGTAGGGAAGTGCCTGAAGGAGAAAGAGGTAGAGGTCGTTTTTGATTTTCTCTAAGTACGGCTGGATAGTGAAGTCAAGTTCTGTTACGTCGTTTAGGGCTTCAAGTTGACCCTCCTCGGCAAAGTAAAAAAATCTGAGAAGTTCATACCTCCTTGGGTAGAGAGTTTTGGTGAGATGAATACATCTTCCTCACTTTGAGGCTTTGGCAGGTTGTAAAGGGAGTAAAGCGCCTCTTTGCTTACTGGCACTCCTCTGTCTATTGCATCCTTCACCTGCTCCCATTCTGGAATTTCCGTGAAGTCAAACTGGAGTTCTGGAGAAAGATGAAGAGCATCTTTCCCAAAGTTAAGCTCTACTATCCAGCGAATTAGTGAGCGATTGAGGGTATTGGCAAGTGCTTTGGCTACCTTCCTACCACGTCTTTTGAGGGTTTCCATGTGGACTTTGGCAAGAGCGTAGCTTCCTGTATTTCCTTTGTCTGCTGTGAGTATTTCCCCGGTAATTGCTTTTGAAATTTCGGCATTGCAGAGCTCTATGAGCCTTGCAAAGTCTTCAGCATTTCCCTTGCTCTCAAGGGTTTCAACCTTGTCAACTCCTACAAGGGCAACAGCGGCATCTTCTTGAATGTTTAAGAGAGCTTCCGCTACGTAATTGGCAGCTTCCTCTATTTGGCCTTCTATCAGTCCTTCTCCTTTCAACAAGGCCAGAACCGTCGGAACTCCAAACTTTTCTGCTACTTTCAGCCAGAACTTCCAGCCAGCTTTCTTGAACATCCATGGCCAGTAGCAGGAAAGGAAAACTGAAGTTCCGTAAGGATTTTCCACTTGTGGATTATGTCTGTGGATAATGAATTTGTAGGTGGTATCAAGTCTTTTCCAGCCTTCTATCGGGTCGTAATAGAGGAGCTCCCCTTTCGTGTTAAAACGGAACTTCTCTTGTTTTCTCGCTTTTAAAGAATCAGGGAGCCAATAGCCATTTTCCTGTCTCCAGATTACCTCTGAAACGGAAAAACCGTACTCAATGGCAGAAAGAATCTCGGCAAAATCCTGTTCTATATTCAGGTTCTCATAGATTACCTTCTCAACAAACTGTGCTATTTCCTTTGCTTTTGCTGACTCATCAACAGGAACGATGTTGAACTCTTTAGAAAGAACTTCGTCTTTAAGCTGCTGAATCTTAGCGTTTATGTGAGGGTCAAGCATCATCTTGCGGAAAACTTCATAGGCTCCTTCTGGGTCGTCAAGGATCGTATCAGCAGGGTCTGGCAGGTATTGAAGGAACTGCTCAAAGTAGGCGTAATTGCTGGTTATTTCGGTTGTGAGTTTTTTTGTTGAAACAGCCATTTAATACCTCCTGAACATTCGGCTTGTCATTCGGGTTGCTCCTGACGGCCTTACTCTTGGAGTTGACGGCTTATCTGAGTAGTAGGTGAAAACGCTGTATCTCAAACTATCGCAAAGGTGGTCATTATCTTTCCTTGGCTTATCAAGAACCTCTCCAGTCCTATCCGTCTCCCACTGGTAGCTGTTTAGCTCATCAAGAGTATAGATGAGATTCTTGAACACTTTGAGCTTTCGGGACTTAAAGAGAGACTGAACAAAGGAGATTCCCGCTAAAACGTCCTTTTTGGCGGGTCTTATGTTGATTCCTCTTGCCCTCAAAGTTTCAAGGGTTTCTTTACTCGCCGGGTCGCCGTAATAGACACTGCATTTTTCTTTTTTGAGAACCTTTTCCATATCGTCAACTGTGAGTCCGCTTTTCTTAAACTCCTTGTACGCGTAGATTTCTCCCGTCTCTGGATTTTCAGCCAGCCAGATAACAGCAAAGGGGTTATTAAATCCAAAATCCACGCCGCCAAAACGATACCAATTCTCTGGAATAGGAAATAGGTCAACTGTTTCGTAATCATCGTAGATAAGTCCCGCAGGTTTTGTGAATTTACCTTCAAAGAGCATCTTAAATTTCCATTCAGGAAGAGTCCGCTTTGCCCTTTCGTATTCCTCACGTGGATAAAAAGGGTTATCTAAGGAACTCGGATTCTCTATATGAAAAGCAGGATTCCCTTCTATCCACTTATCCCAAACCTCACTTTTTAGCCAGTTGTGAGAGTAGGGAGTAGTTGTAAGGAGAATCTGCCCTTTCTTGTAGGCTATCCTCTGAACAGCAGTATCCCACCAGAGGCGGTCAAAAAGTCCAGCTTCATCTCCTACTATTCCTTTCGCATGTATTCCCTGCATTCTGTCAGGAGTTTCGGCAGAGATGAAGTAAATAACTCCAAGACCCGCAACTTCCATTACAAGGTCTGCCTTGTTAAATTCATACTTTATACCGTTTTCGTCAAAGAACTTTCGGATATATTTGATGGGGTTTCTTTTGAGCATTTCACGAGTTGGAGCCGAAACTATCCACTCTTCGCCCGGAGAGTTGCACATCTTAACGTAAAGCCATCTTGGGAGGAAGTAAGTCTTACCAGTTCCAGTTCCACCAATTAGAGCAAGGTAAGGTTTTTGGGAAAGGAGAAGTTTCTTTTGGTAGGGGAGAAAGTAAAGGTTGATTTTAGGAGCAGAAGGAGAAATTTTAATCGCTCTCGTCAACATATTCGCCCTCTGTTGCATTTTTTTGGGGTTCTGAAGGGTTAGGCACCTGGGAAGGGTCAATTTCGTTTATAATCACAATAGGGGGTTGGTTTTCGTTTTTCTCATCAACCTCTGAAAGCATTTCATAAACAGACTTACCTACCCTGTCAGCAACCTCGCAGAGCCTTGCAAAGCCTTTATCGGAAGCGCTTTTCTTCTGAACTTCAGCATAAAGCTTTTTAGCCATTTTTAGATGATTGATAACCACCCATCTTTTGGCTCTTGCTAACTTTTCTATCAGCTCCTCATCGGCAGGGAGCTTTTCTACGACTTTCGTGATGGTGGCCTCTGTCTCCTTCTTACTCTCTTCGTCATAGGCAGATACAACTATTGCCTGCTGGAGGAGCTTGTGCCAGCCGTAGCGGTCAGCCCACCGCTTAACCGTTACTTTCGTTACGTTAACGTTGAAACGCTCGTTACATTTATCCGCTATCTGTTGAAACGAGTAAATCCTTTTCCCGTTCTCATCAACTGTTAGGTAAAGCTCCCTGGCATATTCAATAACCTCGTCACTGTATTTTGCTGGCATCCTTCCTCCTAACTATTCACCTTAAACACGGTGGCCTTCCAAAGTGGCAGAGTTTGACAGAATCGGTCAAGAGTATCCTTTGTAGGAATGCCCATCTTTAGCTTTAGTTCCTTTTTGATTTTTCCCTTGATCTTCACTATATCCTCCCAGTTAAGGAAGTTTCTCTCTTGTAGGTATTCAAGAAGTGCTCTTTTCGGGATTATTACCTTCCTGTCAAAATGGGTAGCCTCTAATTCTCCACTTGCAATCACTCGCCACAACGTTCTTTCAGAAATAGGAAAGATTTCCAACACTTGTGCTAAGGTTAAAAACTCTGGTAAATCCTCAAAAACCTCATCAATGCTTTTAGCTCTCCATTTAACCTGTGGCTTTCTCCAATACGGCACTTAAAACCTCCCGTAATACCTTCTGCAATATTCAGCTATCAAAAGCCCATCAAAGTCGTCATGGATAGGTTCTACTTCCGGAAAGAGTCTTTTTCCAACTTCAATAGAAGCTTTTTTCAACTCTCTTGTTCCCTTCAATCCTCGTGGAAAGAACTCTTTTTGCCATTTTTTAGAGTCAATGACTTCATGCGGGATTTTTAGCTCCTCTAACACAATTAGAGTAGCCTCGAAAGCCCTAAGAGCCGAAGCGGTAGCCTGAAATCTTCCGGGATTGACCATTGGACGTTCTATAAGACAAAAAGAACCATCTTTGAATTGCGATAACAGTTCAAGTAGTGCTGAGAAGTCTATCCTCGTTACGTAACTCTTCTTCTTTGTATAGTTCAGAGTTTTCTTTACGGGGGTCTTAAAGAAAAAGACTCCTTTTCCGTTAATTATCCCGATGCTTCCGCTTACACCGTTGTCTATGCCGATAAAGTTCATTGGTCCTCCTTAAAAGTCAAAGATGTCTGTATCATCTTCTTCCTGAACAGCTTTAACTGCTTCTTCTTTCTCTCCTTCTTTTTGAACAATCTCAGGAGTAGGAAAACCATTAACAAATGAAAAAGTTGGATGCTTAACGTCTCCCTCACGGCATTTGGCAATAATGAACTTGATGGAGTAAGGGTCTTCTTTTGTTCTATGGAGAAGGATCACGTTCGAAGCGTCTTGTTCAAGCTGTCCTGATTCCTTTAAATGTCTAAAACCTGGAGGTTCTTTTTCTGCCATTCTTGAAAGTTGGGCAAGAACAACTATTGGAACTTTTAACTCTTTTGAAATGCTCGTTAATTCAATGCTTACCTCATTAATGAATTCCCTCAGTGAGTTGTATTTCTTGTGAGGAACCATTCTTTGAACATAGTCAATGTAAACAATATCAGGTTGGTGCTCTAAGACCTTGGAACGAATAGTATGAATTTTTAAGTTAGGATTGTCATAGATAGTCAAAGGTAATTCTCTTATTTCATCACCAGCAAACAAAATCTTTTCTTTTTCTTCCGGCGTTAGATCATTCCTGAGAATTTTTCTCAACGGAATTCCAGTAACCAGAGAGATATACCTTTGAATTAACTGTTTAGCGGAAAGCTCCATTGAGAAGAAAAGCACTTTTCTGTTCTCTAATTTCATCTGCCAGTAAGACATGTAAATTGCTGTTGCTGTTTTTCCTACCCCCGGTCTTGCACCGATAATGGAAATTTCTTCTGGTCTGAAAACTACGTAATTGTCTAAAAGCGGAAAACCTGTAGTAATCCCGTTTATTTCCCCACCTTCAAGGTCTTTTATGGCTTCCAGAACAGCTATGTCAGCATCCTTTTCCTGTTCCTGAAGTCTTTTATTCAGTTCTGCAATTTGCTTAAATACTTCCTCTTCCTGGAGTTCTCCTTTTAAAGCTTTAGAGAGAAGTTCTTGCTTCTTGTCTTCCACAGAAAGCTTTATCAATTCTTCCACGTGAAGCTTGAACAGTCTGAATGACATAAGCGAAAAGTTAATGACGTAGGATAAAAATGATTCATCCATTTTCTTTTTAAGTTCCATCGTGATTTTGTCTCTTTCATTAATTCCACTTTCGTAGAGCTCCTTGATTGCTTCAAACAACGCAGCATTGTCCGAGTTCAGGAAATCATCAGCTCTGAGTCTGTTGATTCCATAAGAAAGAGCTTTCTCAGTTTCTTCTATCGGGAAGTCCATATCCAGAAGCATAGTCCCCAGAATTCCGAGTTCTATTTCCATTCTGTGTCTCGTTACACTTTTCTTTTTTTCTTTCTTTCTCATCTCCCCTCCCTTTTAAGTTTTCTTAAATCCTCTCCCTGGAGAAAAAGAGACTTACCCATTTCCTGAAATCTGCTTTTTGCTATGTCTGAAAGCTCTTTTAGAGAGGGGAGATTGGTTGTTATGATTAAATACGTCCCCGTCTGGTAAGCGGTTTCTATAAGCTCCGAAAGAGCTGGAATTTCTGTGTCTTTCAGGTCATCAATCATTACCACCTGGTAGTAGTTGCAAATATCCGAAAATGAAATTTTCTTATAGCCTTCCTCCAGTGTGGCAGACACTTTGGATCTGTAGCCTAAAAACTCGTGTTCATAAGAAAGGACGTAAGCTATCCTGTGATAGACTTCCCTTAACTGCTGGGACATGAGATATAGAACAGGGCGATTACCTTCGGAAAGCAGCTTTATCAAATAGCGAATACCAAGGGTTGTTTTGCCTGTTCCTATATCTCCATACAGTAAGAGAAATTGAAATCTTTTACCCTTGAGATTCTGGTAAAATAACCTTGCGTTTTCAGGCGGTATTGTGTCTTTCTGCAAGACATAGTAAAGTTGCCTTAGTGGGAGGTTGCAGGCTTTCAGCTCCTCCCACTCCAAACCGCTTAAAATAGCAGGTCTGAGGGGTTCAATATCGCACTCTCTCACCTTTATCTTTACCATGGCATAGCCTCCGTAAGTGAGAATTCTTTGTTTGTGTAAGAGCCACAGTATTTTGGTTTAACCGGTTCAGATAAGAGGTCTCCAATTCGCCAGCTGAAGGCAAAAAACGAGTAACCTTTCTTTCTGATCCACTCGTCTGTTAGAGAGAAGAAATCAGGGATTTTCTCAATCAGGTGAGTTTCAGCTTCTTTGAGTTTTTTGCAGGTTTTATAACTTTCCTTAAAGTCTTTAAATATTTTGTTTACAGAAGTAACACTAATATATGGGGGTCTGTTAAATTTTTTGGCATATTCTCTTATAAATACTTCTTTAATCCTTTCAACCGAAGCTCTAATGTGAGCATCTGTTACCGCTTCATCTTCTTCTTTAGATTCGGATTCTTCTTTAGAGTCAGAAGATTCTTTAATCTCTTTCTTAACCTCTTCCTTAAATTCTTTCAGTTTTTCTTTCTTTTCCTCAAAATCAGATTCCGAATTTTCGGGCGAGGCTTTATTATTCCTCCCTTCTTTTATTTCCCTTCGTATTATTTCTTTTTGTTTTATTTCTATACTATTCGTATTATTTCTTATATCGGCTTGAGCCTGATTCTGGTATCGGGAATCTGAAGTTTTGCTATCGGATTTATTATCGGTTTTGTTATCGGTTAAATTGGTTTTAGAGTTTGTGGCACTTGCTTTTATATTATCGGATTTGTTATCGGGTTTGTTATCGGGATTTTCGGTTTTTGTTATCGGGAATTTCGAAAATCTGTTATCAGTCTTTGTGTCGCAATGCTTTAGCCAATTTAAAGATATTATTGTTAGTTTATATTGTGAAAATATGCTTATCCAACCTGCCTTTTCAAGCGTTTTCAACATTTCCCAGGTGCTTCCATAAGAATAGTTGAGTTTTTTAGCAAGCTTGTTAATTGATATTCTCTTTTCCCCTTTTTTTACCTCTACTCCATCATGATAAGTTCCATCTCCCCAATTAACTATTCGGATTAAGTAGTTCACTAATCTATGATAGCGTTCAGGATTGCTGGTCTTTTCTTCAATCCAATCAATCAATTCTTCTGGTATAATTTTCCAGTAACCCATTATTTCACCTCCAGGGGTAGTATTACTTGAAGAACGGACCGGATTACCTTATATCCCCTCCCCTTTATCTCCTCTGCCTCTTCTCCCGTTATCACTCCGTCTTCAATGGCTTTAGCGTGGGTTTTGAGAAACTCTCCAAATTCCTGAAGAGCATTAGCTATTTGAGCAGGATCTCCGGGTTCGGTTTCAGGAAGTTCCACAAGTTCAGCTCCAATTAGATGAGCTAACTGCCTGAGTGTTTCTATTCCCCTTATAACCGTCAAAATTCCGATAAATTCGGCAAGAGTTAAACTTTTGGAAACATCTGAGGCGATGTTATGCAGAGTCTTTTCTTTTTTCCCGATCTTCATTCCTAAGAGTTGTCTCGTATAACCCTTTTCTTTCGCCTCATGTAGTAAATCTGATGAGATTTCCCTTGCAAGTTCTATGAATGCCTGTTTGCACATGATTTCCTCCATCTGGGGAATTGAAAGGTTGTTTTTCCCTTATCTGGATTTCGATTCACATTTATCTTGGAGAGTAAGGAGGTTAGTTTGATGAAAAGAACGCCCGCCGAAGCGGACGCCTTCAGTGCCCCGGGGGTGGAGGGCACGATAGCCAGGAGGGAAAAAGGCAAAGAACACCGTCCACTCTTGATAAAATCTTCCTTACGGGAGAACGGCAAAAAAATAAAAGGGAGGGTACGATGGACGAGAAAGAACTTAAACTTAAGGCAATGGAAATTACCCAGGATATTGTTAAGCTGGCCATTGAAAAAGGGCACTACACAAAAGATGGTACCCTTCTTCAAGGGACTAAAAGAGTTGAAGATCATACAGCAGGAATTGCCAACCTCATTCGTGAGGTCTATAAAGCAGTTTACGAATCCTTTAAGCAAGGCGAACCTCAGTAGGAAACTTTTTGTATTAGTCTGTCAAGGAGCGCATCAATATCTGGTAAACCTGTTGCCGTTCTCCCCACCATGTTGCAGAGAGCCTCAATTACTGCAAGTTCCTGACCTTCTGGCAGGCTCTCGTAAATGTCCGCCGCCATCCTGTAGATTTCGGCAGGCGTTAGCCTCTTCTTTTGCTGCTCTTTGGGTTGTTCCAGTCTCTCACTCACGACTTCCTCCTGTGATAGGATTTTTCACTGGCGGGAGGGTAAAGGAGGTTTTGAAATGGAAGAAAAAGTGCTCAAGACAGCTAAAGACGATGTTTTCCTGCAAATTGCTAAAGACTTGCTCGTGGCTTATGCAGAGCCTGCTCAAAAAACACTTTACGTATCCAGCAAGGTTAAGGAAGGCTTGGCTAAATTTCTTTGTGATGAGTTTTTCGCTCTTTACGATTCCCTTAAAAGGGAATACGCTAAAAGACTTTAACAACTTTGCCAATCCCACTTCACCCTCCCGCCTAATGCTTCTGCTACAAGCTCAACAACAAGCCATTTTGCGTGGTAACCTACAAATCCTTCAACTTCTCCTTCGGGTAATACCTCTAAAACTTTCTTCGCATACTCCAGACACTCCTCTGGAGACACTTTTTCACCTTCCACAACTTCCTCCAGTGATAAGATTTTCGAAAGGAACGGCGGGGAAAGAAAGGAGGTGTTTATGGACGAGAACGTTATCTTGCAGCTCTTTATTGCTTTTAAAGACGACCTTCTTCCGGGTGACAAACGAAGCCCGCAGGAAATCTGCGAGGCTTATAAGCACTTTAGAGAGGTTGCAAAGCAGGTTTTTGCCGATTACACCACTCCTGTTGTTAAGCACGTCAGGAGAAAAAGAGATCTTTGAAATCCCTTCCCCGCCGTTCACTACTTCTTCCCCAGAGCTGTTAGAACTATGTCAAGAACAAGGTCAACTGCACTTACCTTTTCCCTCTGATATATCTCGTTGTCTATCACTACTTTGCCAAACGGAAGCATGTCAAGAATTTTTGTGGCAATCGTCATTACCTCGTCGTAACGAATACACGCTTGTGGATGATGCTGGCCGGGATAGATTTTCATTACGTCAGGACTTTCTTCGTCCACAACGTAGCAAGGCTTTTCTCCGAATTTTCCTTCTTTTAGCTTTTCCCACTGTTCTTTACTTACTATCCTGTATTCCACAACTTCCTCCAGTGATTGGTTTTTGTAAAGAGGTGCATAAACCTCAATCGCATCTACATAAGGCATCTCAACGCACCCCCGCTGGAGATTTAGGGGAAATCCCAGCAAGGTCATCTACGGTTATTTCTCCTTCGGTTACCTCTACAATCCTTTCCCAAATAGCTCTTTTAGGATGTCTAATACCCGTTTCCCAGTTGGAAACAGCAGAAGGGGTTACACCAAGCATTTCAGCAACGGCATATACACTTAATCCTTTCCTGCGTCTCCAAGCTTTTAACTTCTCAGAAAACATTATTCACCTCCTATTCACAAAATATACACTTATTGTGAATGTAGGTCAAGGGGCAATTTCAGATGAAATGGGGTTTCACGATTTGGGAGTAAAAAGTGAAAGGAAAAGCGTGTATAAATTGTGATATGGATATTAAAAAGCTTATAGGTCAAAAGATTAAGGAAAGAAGAAAACAGTTAGGGTTAACCCAAGAAGAATTAGCAGAGCTTCTTGGTGTTACTTGGAGTGCTGTCTCTAAGTGGGAGATAGGAGATAGACGACCATCTGATAAACTTCTCCAAAAATTGGCAAAAGTTCTAAAGGTTTCCACATCTTATTTTCTTGAAGAAAAACCCAAATGGGACGCTAACGCTGAATTTCTACCCGGTAAAATCATTCCGATACCAATATACGGAGAAGCCCAAGCGGGGAGTTTCGGGGGATATATGGAAATAACGCCTGAAAGATACTTCCCTACTCATGAGGCAATGCTTCACGGATTGCCACCTGAAAGGGTTTTCTGGATAGAGGTTAGTGGACATTCTATGGAACCTCAATATTACCCTGGAGATTTAATCCTTGTAGCAGATCCAAGTTGGTGGGAGTTTAGGGAAGGGGAGCCTGTATTGGTTGTAAATGGAGATGGAGAGTTGACTGTCAAGTATTACCACTATGATAAAGAAAATAGGCAAATTATCCTTCAACCGGAAAATCCTGCTTATTTCCCTATAGTAATTCCTGAAAAAGAATTGAATCAGCAAGGACATATTTTCTTTCCGATATTAGGGTATTTTAGGGGCAAGAAAAACTAAACCCAAAACCGAAGTCAAAATCAAGGGGATAGTCAGGAAGGTTATCTGGGAGCCGTAGAATTATAGGTTCTCTAAGCAATATATGATCTCTTCTATTATTTCATGTTTGGGCATATTTTCCTTTTCTGCCTTGCGGTAAACCCTTATAAGTAAGACTATATCTTTTTCTCTTTCGTAAGAGAAAATAATCCTTAACCCTCCGCTTTTCCCTTTACCACATCCACTAACTCTCAACTTGTAAAGCTGGAAATTCTGAAAAGAAAACAGAAAAGTGCAGCAACCGGGAAGGTTGTCTTTGAAGTTGAGTGCATA